ATACTTCCATAACTCTAAAGTTATCTCAGCATCTTTTTCTGCGTAGGCTCCAACATACATAGCAGGTAATTTATACATCTCTGCTTTTGGATCTACTCCCCAGTCTTTTGCAGCTTCATATAGTGCAGCTTCGTCTTTCCCTGTTCCAATATATTCTCTTGAACAAGAATTTAAATCATATCTTCTTCTGTTTTCATCTACTAATGCTGTTGCTATCATTGTATCTACAATTGGACCATTAACTTCAAGTCCTTCAGATCTTAACCAACATACATCATACATTGCATTATGAAATATTTTAGTAGCATCGCTCTTTAGAATGGTTCTAAAGTAATTAAAAACTTTTGCTTTATCCATATTACCACCACCTTCATGTGCTATTGGATAATAAGCAGACCATCCTTCTACAGCTACTGCTATACCTGTAATACATCCACGTTTAGCTACGGAACCTGAACCCATCTTAATTAGGTCTGGGTCTTTTGTTTCCAAGTCAATTGCTATCTCTTTATATTTAGATAGGTCTGGAAAGTCTTCCGGTGGTAGCCATTCTGTTTGTGGTTTAAAAAGTGGTTGTTGTATCATTTAATAATTCCCCATGTGTTAGTGGTTGGTTTAATTTCTTCTTTTTTCTTTTCTTCAGGATAATCTCTATCAATAGCCATATCAATGTAATGTTTAGCTTTTAATAAATCTTGTTTCTGATTTTTTTGTTTATGTCTACATAAATATTTAATTGCATTACCTTCAGCAAAAGGAATATTATTTCTATTTATAAATTCTGATGGCTGAATAATCATACATTGATAATGAGTACCGCCTACTTGCTTTTTATATATATCACTCATTGTGTAACTTCCATGATTTCAATTCCTAGTTGTTTCTGAGTTTCAGTCAAAACTCTATTGATTTTCTTAGCTTTTTTCCATGTTGCTTTTGTTTTTAAACGATATGAAGGAGTCTTTACGTCTATTAATTTAATTTCTCCTGCAGGAGTGACAGCTACTAAATCAAATGGACACTGTGGGTCCACTGCTTTAGCAACATGATAACCTTTACCTAACAGGTCTACTATCATTTTGTGTTCTCCTATTGAACCTTTAATAGATTTAGGACTACTCATATTCTATATCCTTTATAACTATCTTTAGGTCTTATAATATGTAATGTTTCTTTAGTTCTTGTTGCTCCAACATAAAACAATCTTTCTTCATCATCAGGATTATTTTCATAACCCTTCATTGTGTTTTCTGTTAGATCAGTTAACAAGACAACATTATCTGCCTCGCCACCTTTAGCTCCGTGTATTGTTGATAAATTAATTCTAGGATCTTTGTTTAACTTCTCGCCATTGTTTTTCATTGATCTAATATATTCTACTCTTCTGTATGGTGCATCATCAAAAGCTTCGTACCAAACTTTATCAGTTTTTAAACCATGCTTATTCTTTAATGCATCTATACCATAAAAAGATTCTTTTGCCATCCCTAACAACCCTTTTTTATTTTTATGTTCAGGTGTCATATAACTATAAATTTTTTCTATAGCTTTGTAAGGAACCAGTTGACCTTTTCTTAAATTTTCATAGTCAGTTATTGCTTGATACAAATCTGCTTCATAATTTCTTTTATTTCTATTTTTAAAATACATTCCATCTTCATATAAAACTTTTTCAATATCACTTAATTGATGATTAGTTCTACTCAATACTAACCAGTTTCCTTCTTTTAAATTTATTTGATCAAAACTATCATACCATTTTATTTCTCCTTGACGTTCTGATGGAAGCCAGTTCTTATTGATTCTTTTTGAAATTCGATGTACAATATCGGCCGCTAATTTATGAATTTTAGAAGGCACTCTAAACGATTGAATCAACTGATTTATCTTACCATCTAATGCAATAAAAGAATCCACATCTGCACCAGCCCATCTAAAAATTGCTTGGTCATCATCTCCTGCAACAAAAGAATCTTGAGTATTATCCCAAATATTATGAGCCATTTGCCATTGGACTTTAGATAAATCTTGTGCTTCATCTATAAATGTCACATCAAATTTAGGACACTTATCACTCTTAATAAATTCTGTGATCATGTCATGAAAATCTATAAGACCATATTCTTTTTTATATTTTTTTATTTCCTGGTCCAAGATAATAAGTTTTTCTCGCGAGACTTCTTTAGTGTGTTCACCAAGATCATACTGTTGCATTACACTAATTTCTTTGTGTCTAGCTTTATCAATAATGCTTAGCTCTTCACTATTAGAAGTGAAGAAAGCATTCCCTTCATCATGTTCCCACGCAGGAACAGAAAGAGGAAGTTTTAATTTTTCTCCTAAATCTCTATAATGAAATGGTTGCATTACATTTTCTTTTTTTAAACCAAGTCTTCTGAATGCTAAAGAATGTAAAGTTCTAAAGTGTGGTAGGTCATCTTCAGTTAAATTAAATTTTTTCATTGCTCTATCTCTTGCTTCGTATGCAGCTTTTTGAGTAAAAGCAAAATAACCTATTTTATCCGGATCAGTTTCTTTTAAATAATCATCTACTTTATTAAGTAATGTATGAGTCTTGCCTGTACCTGGTGGTCCTAATACTATTGTTTTCATCTATATTTCCTAAATAATAATCTCCACATCCATGACCGTGTAATAGAAACAACTGTAAATATTAAAGCTATGTGAAAACTATCCCATATAGTGGGATAGAGTCCAAAAAAAGGAAAGATATATAACTGAATAAGAATTGCTAAAACTAATCCACTTCCTACATCTATAAAACTTTCAACTAAACTATTCATTAATATGGATCCTTCGGTTTATAGTCTGGTGATTTAAATTCTGTCTTGGTATTATTAAATTTTTTTACATACATAACTTTAATACTTTTACCGCTTGCATCTATTACTTTAATCTTTGCATCAAACCATTCTTTCATCCATGCTGAAGTCTTTTGATAGTCATGAGACCATCTTCTTCTTTGTAAATGGTCATGAAAGAAGTGTCTAAATTTAAAGTAATGATTCTCATCATCACTCCAAACATTTCCTCTTTCAATATCTTCTTTTCTTTTTGTTTGTCTTCTATCACTACAATAATCTTCTAAGTGTTCTCTTAATTGATCTTCCGTTTTCATTCCTTCCGGTGCATCTATAATTTCTCTCCCTGCTAACAATCCATTTATTAATTGTTTCCAATCTTTAGTTTTTAAAGTTGGTGGGAGCATTCCTACTCCTGCTATACATGCTTCTTCAAATAATGATTGTTGTCTTAAATGTTTTGGACTATCTAATCTTAATCTTTTACCATCTACGTTTAAGTAATAATAAGGATGTTCTAATTGAATTTCTTGTAAGTCACTTAACTCTGGAAATGTTGGTGCATCACCTATTCCATATTTTCTTCTTTTACATAATGTTTTATCACAATGACTACACATTGGTTCATCTTTACATTTATATCCCCAGTCTTTTTTCTCTATCTGTGCTTTGATAATATCTATTTCTTTTTGATCTAAATCTCCTTCCATATATTCTCTATGGAACCAAGAAATTTTTTCTTTCCAATCTTTCCATTTCTTTTTAGCAAAAACTCCAAAGTGAAATAATGCTGCGTTCCTTCCACCTTCTTTTATTCTTTCTGCGGCCAGTGTCTCAATGCATGGTGGCCCGTCAGAAAATTCTGATTCGGGCCTCTGCACTTTTATGGAACCAACATCTAGTTGTTTTACGTTATTAATGATCCCATAAAATTCTGATAAACTTGCTGCTGTACCATCTTCTTTAAATGCATATCTTGTGGTATTATCTCCTTTGAAATAAGGAAGATTTAAAAAGTTTCCTGTGTCTTCTTCTGATTTTAATTCTATTTGTTTTGGAAATACTTCTGCGTTAGCAAAACCTAATATAGCTCTTATCTCTAAGAGTTTATCTCTCATTATTTTAGCATCAATAAATTTTTGTGAAAATAAAAATATATGAGCACCACCACTTTTAGATCTACATACTACTAATGGTAATTTTAAAATTTTAATTTTGTTTAATAATTTTTTGTGGTCAAATCCTGCATAAGAATCTACATCAATACATCCCCATATACATTGATTGTTATCATTAATAGGGATAATACCTAGTGTAGGTTCTACACCTTTAATATGATTTTCGTAATGACTCGATGTAACTGGTTCTCTTTTTACAAAAGATTTGCCTTTTAACTTTTCTCCATTTGCAGGAGCAGTGTTAATGTAGGTACATCCATGAGCCCTCTTTAATCCATCAAATATCTTTTCAAATTCTGTCATAACTTTAAGTAGAGGCGTCTCCACTCTCGCTTCAACGCCTCTTGTTGCAACTTATTCCTTTAGGAATTGTTTAATAAGGAGTTGACTCCGAGTTAACAGAATCTGATCCATGTTTAGCTTGAACGTTTCCCTTTGAAATATTCAAAGAAAAACTTTTAGCATTGTCATAGACCGCTCTATCTTGTACAGGACCTACTTTATCTACGTCCCAACCAAACCATGTTCCTTTGTCGTTAGACTGTTGAACAGTAGTCAATTTATATACATGACTATATGTTGGTGGAGTAAATAAACCATTTTTACCCTGTAGTTTGATACCCATCATCATTGTATTCCATTTACGACTAGTCTTTAATTGAGTAGCCTTCATGGTAATCAATGCTGTGCTAGGATTATCGCCGAGTAACATTACAAAGTGACTTGCAGTATTCTCGATATAATTACCATTTGGTAATCTATCTTTATTCATAGCATCTCTTTTAGCTGATGCTACTGCCTCAGAATCTACAGCATGTACTGCTACTGGTGCGCCCATTGATTCTCCTCTATCCTTCCATTCCACGTATTCTCTTTTATAAAAACACGGAATTACTTGGATACCTTTTGTACCATCATAAAGTTCATTTGTGACAGTATTTAAGATCATACCTGGTTGTGCACCTTCGATATGTTTAGCATGTCTCGTATTAACTTCTGGAGACAGCTGACCTAAAACTTTCAGAAATGGTAATGCAAGATCGTCTTGCGACATTGACTGAAAGCCAGCGTTCGCATCATCTTCAAATAATGTAGCTGATGGAAGCTTAGCGTTTATCTTTGGGATAACCGCATTTTGCTCGTTTTTTGCTTCGTTGTTCATAGTTATTGTTTCTTTGTTAATTTGGTACGGTTTCCTACGTACACGTTAAAAATGTCCATTGGCATTTGTTTTCCTGCCTCAATACGCTCACGGACTAGCGCTTTTAAAGTCATGGGTTCTACCTTCAACTTTTGTGTTGGTTCGAACCCCTGACTCTTCGCAAGGTTAGCATAATCTACCGCCTTGTTATCTTCGTTACGTCCAAAGGAAACGGTCACATCATTTTTAATAATGTCACCTAGGCCATTGTCCCGAAGCCATTTATAAGCTTTCTCTCTGTTTGCAACAGAGATACTTGCATTATAGAAAGGTTTAACGTCAACTGATGAACCATCAGCTAACTTCAATTGAGATAATCCCATCTCTGATAACATAGTTGGAATTACATCTTCTGAAATTCTTGCAATCTCTTTTTGTTTTGTCTTTATTCTTTCTTCATCAGACTTTACTTCTGCTTCCAAGTCCCTAAGTTTTAGGACTTGATCTGATAAAGATTTTATATCCTTAGTTCTAGTTAAAACTTCTTCTTGGTCTTTTTCAAAATCTATACTCATTATTCTATCTTTCCTTTTTCATATAAGTTAATTGTTATTGGATAATATTTTCTTTCTTGTTGATCCCATTTTAATAATTTATATTTTCCATTTGTTATATCACTAACAATTGAACATGCAACCCCAATGATTGCTGGATCTCCAGTTAAAAGTAAATAATCTTTTTCACTAAAATTTTTTAATCCTTGTCTTAATTTAAATATAAGTGGACCTGGAGAAAAAATTATTTGTGAAAGTTCTGGAAGCAAAAATTTAAATTCACCATATTCGGATGCACCTAAAATATTTATTTTAGGACGACCAACTCTGGTTCCTGCAATTTCTTGAATAACATAAACTGTATTTTCTGCTTTCATGTATTGACTTATATATTTTTTTAATATAATGTCAAGAGCATAGAAAGAAAAAATTATGAATTATAAATTTAAAACAAAACCTTATAAGCATCAACTTGATGCTCTAGAGATTTCTTGGAATAAAGAAGTCTATGCATATTTTATGGAAATGGGAACTGGTAAAACAAAAGTTCTTATAGACAATATGTCTATGCTTTATGACAATGGAAAAATTGATGGCGCCTTAATTATAGCCCCAAAAGGTGTAGTAGGAACGTGGTATAAGCAAGAAATACCAACGCATTTAGTCGATCATGTCGAAAATAAGGCAATATTATGGCAATCAAATTTTACCAAAGAGTATTCTAAAAAACTTGGTACTCTTTTTAAATCTGATTCCGATTTACATATTTTAATTATGAATGTGGAAGCTTTAAGTACAACAAAAGGTGTTGACTTTGCATCTAAATTTTTATCTTCTCATAATACTTTAATGGCTATAGATGAAAGTACTACAATTAAAAATCCTAAAGCAAAAAGAACTAAAAATATTTTAAGACTTTCTAAACTTGCTAAGTATAGAAGAATCATGACTGGTTCTCCTGTTACTAAAAACCCATTAGACTTGTATAGTCAATGTGAATTTTTAGATCCATATTGTTTAGACTTTGCTTCTTATTATGCATTTAGAAATAGATATGCTGAAATGAAAACAGCTAATTTTTATGGAAGAAGTGTTCAAATTGTGGCAAGATTTCGTCATCTTGATGAACTTGCAGAAAAACTAAAACCTTTTTCTTTTAGAGTATTAAAAGAAGAGTGTTTAGATCTTCCTGAAAAAACTTTTATGAAACGAACTGTTGAGTTGACCAAAGAACAAACAGAAGTATATGCTCAAATGAAAAAAATGGCTCTTGCTATTTTTAATGGTAAAGCAGTGACAACTAAAACTGCATTAACTCAAATTATGAGATTGCAACAAATTACTTG